CGGAACATATGCCACCCCATGAGCCTTGCACACCCCACGCACTATGGACTCGGCCAGACCGTTCAAGAATCCGGTGTCTTTCAATTGGTTTGCATCCGCCGAATCAATAAAGCCGCACTCGAGCAGACACGCTGGCATCACCGTTTCCCGGCAAACGGCCAGATCGGCCTGCTTCATCCCGCGGTCTGGCATGCCGTGAGCCTTGAAATACTGGGCCACTTCATCGTGAATCACTGCACGAATCCGGCCGGTTTCCCCAGAATCATATCCGGGTTGCACATACGATTCAAAACCTGTGCCGCCACCGGCGTTTATGTGGATGCTGAGGAAATAATTTGCTTTAGCTCGGTTTGCCATCGCCGCTCGCTCGGAAAGCCCGACATACACGTCAGTTGTCCGAGTCATCAAAACGCCAAACCCGTGTCCTTTCAGTCGATTTTCGACACGTTTCGCAATATCCAAGGTCAGATGCTTTTCCTGCAGACCACTAGCAACAGCACCAGGATCCGCGCCACCATGCTAGTGGCCCGGATCAATTACGATGATCCGGGACATTTACACCACTTCCTTTCCTGTGAACCGACCGAGGTGGTCTCGTTCACGTTTATGAATTTTGTTGTTGTGACAATAAGAACAAACGACCTGAAGATTGCTCAGGTCGTTGTTTTTACGGTTTTTATCCTTGTGATGGACATGAAGTTTCCGGCCTTTTGTTTTGCGGCCGCACTCTTCGCAGACTGGTGGTTTATGTGTCAATGCTATTTTCCGCCACACATCCCCTTTGATCCGATTTCTTCCGTCGATCCAACCAGGTGCATCTTTACCGCGCCTCCCGTACATCGGGTTGTTTTCTCCAGATACATCAGCGTGGTTCTCACTGATCTTTTTCCGGACTTCCGGTCGCCATGCTGGGTTGTCATGTTTGTTGCGATGTCTTGTGTTGCATCCAATACTACAGAACTTCCCTCCGCCACGCCTTACCTGCGATGGAGGGACGGAAAATACCCTTCCACATTCCAGGCATTCCCGCTGGACTGGCACTGAAAATCACCTCCATGTCACGCATCGATCCATTCAAGAATAGCCATGTCAGATCAACCTCCCGCAAGAATTAGTTTTGTTGCTGTCCTTTGTCGTTTAATTGCTCGAGTGTATTTTTGAAGAAAGCTGGCATTGGCAAGCCCAGGATGCCCAGATTCTCAACCACCGACAGCCCTTCCCTTGCGATATAGAAATACAGGCACAAGGTACGGAAAATCGGTTCCGGATTTCCGAGCAACAGATCCAACTGGATGCCCATAAAGATCACAAGGAGGATAGCCCCTTTTCTGATTCCTCCCCAGAACATCACCTCACTGTTGACCCGCCTTTGTTTAACGGCAGCGGCCAGACCTGTAGCATAATCGGCAATCATGAACAACACCAACGCTTTCAAAGGGGCATCCCATCCTCCGAGTATTGCCGTGAAATATGTTCCGATCACTCCCAAAGATGCGCTGATACCGAATTCTTTCAGACTCATAGAATCACCCCTCCTGAACGCTATCATAAATCTCACGCAAAGTGATCGTTACCCCTTGTTCGCCCATTGAGACACATCCTTTCCGACAAAAATCAAATGGGGATCACTCTGTCTTTGAGTCATCCCCAATGATGGTTGGTTCCTCCTTTCCTTTCCTCACTGTTCGACCACGAACGATATCCCGTCTAATGCCACCCATCCACCATTGGCTCCGCTAACGAAAACGACAGAACCGTCAGGTTTTACGTCCACCCTCGCGTGGCTGGAGTTTTGGTTCACCGGAAATATCAACTGATAGGCCGGGCGGTACCCGACCGGAAGCTGGAAAATCGTTGTACCTACACCGTTGGCGGGCATATTGACCAATCCGCTGATTTGGACGGTATCACGATTTTTCCAGTATCTTGCTAGTCCATATCCACTCCCGTAATTTGTCCAACCGTTCAACAGCGTTGCGTTCATCGCCTGACATTTCGCATTCCCGTCGTGCCAAACCTGATTTCCTTCCACCGAGGCCCCGCCGATAATCAGAGGATTGAACAAGAAGTACCCGGACATACCACGAAGCGCCCGCCACAGGGAAGATTCCGGGTCATAGGCGGTCGGATTCACCAATGGAACACATTGCACCCCGTCCACCAGAAATGTTCCAGATGCGGCCGTGATCGTAATTTCGAGCAAACTCGTATTCGATGGCAAACTGGTGGTTACAACCACCGAATACCGCTTCCATTTCCATTTTTCGGAGGCCAAAACCGTGAAAGACGTAGATCCGATTTTCTGGATACGGCCCCCCAAGTTGTTGCAAGCCCACATTTCGATGGTCCCTGAAGCATCCGCTGTTGTCCCGTCATAAGCTGCCACGTAAGCGGAAAGCGTATAAGGCCCTCCGATTCCGGCCGCTTTGTCCAGCCGAAGGTACTGATACGGCCGGCTGTTCGGGGACACTACAGCCGCCTGAAAATCGAACGCGGCCATTTGCGGCGCATCGGTGTTATACGTGGACAACACACGGGGATTTGAACCGGCAAACTTCCACCAATAATAATTCCCGTACCCGACAATAGACGTGTTTACCGCGAATGTTTGGTATGCATCGGCAGAACCGATTGTCTGCACCATTTCAAATGAATGGTCATTGACCATGTTGTTGTTTTCGCGAATCAAGGCATTCAGATTGTCCACCGGCTGATCCAGACCTCCCTGATAAAGCCCCTGCTTTTTCTCCAGATCGGCGATCCGTTCCGCATTGTTGTACAGGGACGGCAAAAAATTCCCCAAGGTGATCTCCGTGTTTTCCGGCATTACCAGGTCACGTTTGATCTGAATCACGCGGGCGGATACCTGCAAAGGCGGATTAAAAGCGCGGTCAATTACGCGAACGGTATCCCCGAGTCGAACCTTCTCGTGTTCGTATCCGGTGAGCCGCTCGAGATCGGCCACGTTCATCCGGTAGGAAATCAAGGGGTCTTTGACTGTCTGCAGGTAATCCCAGGCCTTCTGAATCAGGATCTTCGGATCCGTTTCCTCATCGTCGCCAAACATCCCGAACCGGTGACGGGTTCCACCCGCCCGGCCCCAAAGGGATTTCGCCGTGTCGTCACCGATCCATTCCTGTCCGTATGGTTTGTCCGCCGGATTGCCGCTTGCCTTGCTCCACACCACTTCCGCAATACGTTTCCGCATGTAGTCGCCGTTCGGCTGCCTTTCCGATTTCCCATAGGCATAAACCGCCGTGTAAAGCTGCGACGTGTCGACTGTCCTTTCGACGGAACCCATATCCTTCCCGTATTCAAACCGCTTTCCGAAATCCCCGCCCCTTCGGGACAGCAGATCCACGTACCGTCCGGTAATTGTTTGGTTTGAAATCGTCACACGGTACCGAAGTTCCCCTTTGAACTGTTTGGCCACCTGCATAACAGCTGCCATTGCACTCGTTAGGCGGAATCGGACGTTTTGCGCGCCGGTTAATTCAACAGTTCCGGCTTGCCAACGCGTTCCGTTTAAGGCTGTTTGAAGCGACTGGAGCGGTGTCATGTTGCTGGCCGAAAACCAGGTGATATGCTCGTCCAGCAATTCAAACACCGCATGCTCGCAAAATACTTCCTTCAGCAATTCCTGCTCATGTTTTTCCGTCACCCGCCGGATTTCAAACAGCTGAAAATCCCCATCCAGATCCCGAAAGGCAATAAGCCCCCCTTCAACAACGTAACCCGCGTCCGGATGATTCCCAGGAATCGTAAATACAAACGAATTTTCGCCGTTGATTTCTTCCGTGTGGACGGCATCCCAAAAAGGACAGGCGGCTCCATCATTGGACAGAACCGCCTGCAATACCTCGTTTTTGTTGAACACGAAGATCTGGTTCATTCAGTACCACCTCGGGGTATAGGTGCAAATCACGTCCGCCGTGGCAGACGGCGGAACCTCAATCGTGTTGTTTCCGGCCAGAAGCGGAAAAAACTGGCTCGTAATGTCAAGGGCATTCATGATCGTTGCTCCGTTCAGCGTGACCTGACGTTTGTCGCAATCGATCTGTAGCCGGTCATTTGCGGCAAACGACCGCACCACGCGGACATACTTTCCCGATTCCGCATGCAAGACCTTAAACTCGGAGGCAGAAACCTTGAATGTGATATCAAACATCGGAAAGCTGGGAGCGGAACCGACCCGAGTCACGATATTCATAAACAGGTTTTGGATCTCCTGGGTGGTGCTGTACGCAAAGGGATCCGGACAGAGAAACACCAATTTTCCCTTCCCAAACGCCCGGATTTGCTCGAACTCGCTGTCACCGGAGACCACCGCCCTGTATACCTTGTCCGGTTCGTCGTCAAACGACAGGTCAGCCACTCCGCCATCCGGTTGCAGCCAGCTTGCAAGATCGCGAACCTTGTTCCTGAAATCCGTAAGCGAAGAACCTTGCAGCAGGATTTCTACTTCGATCTCTCGCGGATCCATCCGGCTCCCGAAATAGTAGGCTCCGGAACGGGAGGAGACCGTCATCAACCGTGCCGTGATAGTGGGGAACAGGTCTCTTTTGAGATTCAGAATGTCGATCCCCTTGCTTGCACTCGAAATCCCCCGATAGGTAAACGTGACCGGCATTAAGCGTACACCCCTCTCCCACGGAGCTTGCGCTGCGATAATTCGTGGAGCCGCCGCGCGATCCGCTCGATGTCCGCATCCTCCCGTACGGTCATGTTCTCAACGATGATCTGGACGCCCTCGCCCGCTCCCGTTCCTTGACCGGCTGCCGCCCCGCTTGGTGCTCCGGATATAGCGGGCACAGCCAGCATGTCATTCAAAGAGGTCTGAACCGCAGGCAATCCCTTTTGTATGGAATCCCGGATCGGCCCCGCGAAGTCCAGTTTGTTGAGATCGGATAACGGCCCGACCTTGGCCGGAGAGAACGGCAGGAACGCCCGGATTTTCGATGCCACCCAAGAGATGGCCGAGGTGACACGGTAGACGGAATTCATGATCCCGCTCGCAATCATGTCGATCAGACCGGCCCCGGCGTTATAGAACGACTGTCTCAACCAGCCAAAGAAATTGAGAACGGACTGAAAACGGCTTGTGATCGCGCTGACGATACTGCCCAGCCAGCCGGTGACTCCTGACCACATCCGGCTAAACGCCCCCGACAAGATTGATACCAGTTGATCCCCCATGCCACGGAAGAAACCGAGGATGCGGCCAACGCCCCAAAGCTGAATCCAGTTCCAGATCAGCGTAAGAGCATTGGAGAGGATCGCCTTGATGTTCTCCCACGCGCCTCTCCAGTTCCCCTGCAACAGATTGGAGAAGAACTGAAAGATGTTCGAAATAATGTTGACTGCTGACACGATGATGTTTTTGATGTTTTCAAAGATGCCGCCGACAAACGCCTTGATCCACGGCCCCCATGTTTGCCACCATTCCGAGATCTTGTTGAACGCCGCTATCCCAATGTTCATGGCGGTCACAATCACACTGGCGACAAAGCTGAACGCCTGCTGGATCATCGGCAAGGCCGTGGTGACGAACCAGTTGATGAACACAGCAATTTTGTCACCAAGCGTTTTCCAGATCGAACCCATACTCGGCTCGGCCCCCACGAACGTGGCCACCATGTTCAGGAACGCCTGTTTGAACTGCTCCCACGCTGGAAGAATCGGCGCAAGAGCGTTCAAAATCGTGGTCTTGATGGCATTCCAGCCGTTGATGATCGAGTTCCGGAACGCCTCAGAGTTGGTCCAGAGCTTGTAAATCACCCCGGCCAAGATAACCAGCGCCGCGGCAATGATGGCCGCCGTCCCCGCCACAGTCAGGAATCCGGTGACCAAAGGCTTGATCATCATCCAAAGCTGGTTGAACGCTACCGCCAGTGAACCAGCCCGTGATATGCCGATAGCCAAAGGCGACAATAGCAGGGTAAGCGCCGTGAACAGGTACAGGAACCCGAAGATCATGGCGGACAGCACCGGATCATTTTGCGCAAGCGACTTGAAGAACTGGCCCACGGCGGTTCCCGCTTTGAGCATCGCTAATCCAACCTCAGTGAACGCGGTGATGAATGGCCGCAGCGCGTCAATCCACGTGGCCTTAAACTGGTCAAACGCTTGAACCAACCGCCCGTCTATGGCGTTGGACAACTGAATGGCACCGGCGGTCATGCCAACGAACACGGCTCCAGACGCAAGCGCCAGCATATTCATCCGCATGATACCCTGGTTAATCAACCGGACCTGCTCCTGCAACTGCTTCATGTTCGCGGTCGGCCCCAACTCCCGGAGCGCCACAACTGCCACGTTGCCCCTTTTTGCCAGCTCATCCAACCGGCTGCCTATGCTTTTGAGCAAGACCTGGTCCAGCGTCCGGATCGGATTGCCGATCCGCGCCAGATTCTCGGCGATCTTGTCAGACGTATTGGAGCGGGCGAGCATGGCCCCGATCGATTGAATAAAGCTCGCCTTCATCCGCTCGTTGTTGGCGAGCATTTGGTCAGCGAGCTTTTTCTGCTTTTTCCCCAGTTCCTCGATTTTGGCGATAAACTCGTCGGTTTTCCCTGCAAATTGCCCCGCACTGGCGCTCAATTCCACAAAATCTTGCCGGACAGCCGCCTGCGCTTGTGAGAAGATTCTCCTCATTTCAATCGCGTTATGGATAACAGGATCCAAATGGGCCGCCGCTTTTCCAGCGTCCTGAAACGACTTGCCGACACCTTGCACGGCTTTCTGCGTTTCCTGCATCTCGTCCCTTGTTTGCTGCATTTTCTGGACGAAATCCCGGATGTTGGCCCCGATTTTCACGATCATCTGGCCGACCGTTGCCATCCCCGGTCACCTCCTCCGCGCCCGATGCGCCGGTTTGGTCTTGCTCTCCATTTCCTTCTCCGCTTTCTCCCGTTCCTTGTGCCTGATTTCATATAGTGCGATCCACTCCGTCAGCTCGGCTGACGAAATCCGGTCCAGAAGCTCGGAAACCGTACACCCCAAGCGCTCGGCCAACTCGAAATAGAACCTGCGCTCAGGGTGTTCCGTCAGTTTTTTCTCGCTTGATTCATTGCCTCCATATCCAATCCGGACAGCCTCATGGCGACCTGCGCCACCTTTTCCAGAGCACCGCTGCTTTTCTCATTGAGCGCGTCCCGGTCTGCCGGATCAAATACTTTTTCGCCGGTTTCCGGATCGTAGACGGTCGCGATCACAATCTGCGGGTACAATTTGACGAGATCAAAATTCCCCTTATTGTCCATACAAGAGGAAATCAACTCGGAACGCGCCCGCCCAGTCATGCCCCGGACTTCCAGTTTCACACCCCACTCTTCCACTTCCACAATTTCAGACTTGATATCTTTTGCCGCGAAAATCTTTTCACGCAACGCGTTTGCAACCATTATGCAACCATCCTCCCATCAGCATCAGTCGTTCCATCGAATTCCAGCGCTTCCTCGACCAACCCGTCAGCCGAAGCGGAAACCTCATCGCTGGAAGGGGTCGCCCACATCCGCAAGTCCACTCCAAGCGCCGCGTCCACATAAAACTCGAGCAGGACCGGTCGGCCATCGGTGAGCTTATCGACAAAGGTCCTGTCCACGTACCACTGCGAGAGAGAAGCGCTTACGTCTTTCAGGCCCTGCGTCCGCTTCACATAATCGGACTGAAACGTGGTTGCGTCCTGATTGTCCGCTTCCATCGTGTACTTAAACTCGTAGGCTTCCCCCGCCGTGGTCAAGGGAAGATAGGAGCCGCTCACCCGGACCTGTGCGCCCGTTTGTGCCGCGGCGAATTCAACCGTACCAGTCAAACGATTCAGCTTATATTCCGCAACAGGCACTACTGTCCAATTGGCTCCCCCGTCTGTTGAGCGTTCCACCTGAATGGCGGCCTGCGGATCCAGAATTCTCATGTTCGGATCCGTGATTTGGAACCCGGTTGAATCCGCATTCGGGGTGGTGGGAGCGTTGACAAACGCCACCGGCGCTCCCGAAACCTTAATCAATGCCTTGCGCCCTGCGATGGCCACATCAAATCACTCCCTAGACCGAAGTAATCGCGCCCGAGCCTTCAAACTCGATCGAAACTTCCACCACACCGTCGGCGCTCGCCGACACCTCGAAGCTCGACACCTTAACCTCCTGCTGGAATCCGGTCGTGCCATCCGGCAGAAACTGTACGTAAAGCGCAGTGTCGTTCAGAAAAGCGTTTTTGATTGCCACCTGACCGTTCGTGTCACTCGGCTTGTAGAAACCGGAGAGAGAATAACTGACATCCTTCAATCCCTGCAGCCGCTTGATGAAATCCGACGAGAACGTGGTAATATCCTGGTTGTCGCCTTCCATGCTCATGCTGGCTTCGTTCAGATCCTGCACCTCGTTAAATGGACCGTTGGAAGCGGTCGCAACTTTCACCCTGAGTCCTTTTCCGGACATAGCCATAGGAACATCACTCCTCCCCTGTAAATTCAAAACCGCAATCCTTGCACAACCAGCTCTCGAAACCTCCCATCGTGGTCAGAGACAGCCGGTTTTTGTGGTCGCACTGCGGCGTTTCGTCCTGGGACAATAAAATAAGAGCCGCGTCAATCGTGGCCCTTAGAGCAACAAGCTGTGAAATGAGCGCTTCCTTGTTCATCCTTGCACCACCACCCGGTACCGAACCGGAACATGCCGCGTCTTGCCGTCCGGTTCCTCGATTGTTGTCGCGTTCTCAAACTGGCAATGGACCAGCGAGAGACCTTCGACGTTCAGCGGTTCATAATCCAGCAGCGCATTCATCCGGCCGAGGATTTCGACCGCTTCTTTGTTTCCCGGATATTGGCTCCAGATATGGAGTGTGACCGTGCAGTCCCGGCCCTTCCGGTCGAACGTGTTAAACGGAACCTCGGTCATTTCCCCGATGGTGATGTAGGGAAACCCGGTGCCTTGCGGGACCTCGTCAAACACACCGGTCACCATGCGAGCAAGTGTCGCGTCCCCGGCCAACTTATCGAAAATCGCCTTTTGAATGGCGTTCAGAGAAGTCATTGCAGATCACCCAGCGCTTTTCTGAGCGCAGCAAGATATGCCGGTTTTTCTTCCTCGAAGGAATTGAATAGAAACGGCCGAGCCTGAATTCCTTGGTAAAACAACTTGCGGCGAATCGCAAGCTCCGCTTCCGCAGGAATGCCATGACGCTTCATCCAGTCGAGCAACACACCGGGTGGAGGGAATCCGCCGTGGCCTTTGAATTGAGCCGCAAAGTCGGCGTATTGCTGCGGAACGTTGACCCCTTTTCCCGTCCCGAACTCGATGTAGGGAGCATACTCCACATTCGTTCCGACTGCGGCCTCCAAGCCGCCCCGATATGGCCGCATTTGAATGGATCCGCGCAAGCGTCCGGTATCCACGGGTGCCCGTTGTTTCGCCTTCCGGGCAATGTTGGCGGCCGTGGTGTTAATAATGCGCTTGATTGCCTGTTCCTTTTGCTGCGGAATATCATTAAGCGTCCGCACCACTTCGGTGGCCCCGGCAGCATGCAGCGTAAATTCGACTTTAGGCATGAGCCCTCACCGTTTCGTCACAGAACATCAGCATGTAGCGCTCGACCCCGTTTTCTGGCATCACAGCTCGCGGCTCCAAGATGCGCGTCCTCCATTTCAAACGCTTGTCCGGGGTCATGGCGGCATCGTATCGGATCCGGACCTTGTACGAGAGCATGGGAACCGGCTGCTGGCCGGTGATTTCCTCCCGTGCCTGGGAGATCTCCACAACCGGCTCGATATGCGCCCATACGGTTTTCAGGTCTACCCATTGCTCGGTATAGCCTCCCTGTCCGTCAGGTGTCCGTACCTGCTGCTGGATGGTCACCCGATGGCGGAACTGGCGGAAGTGAACCCATCTTTCGGCCATCAGACTCCCTCCCAGCGCCCTTCATAGAGATCGGCGACGAGCTGCAGACACTCGGCATTGAGCCAATCCGGGACCGTTTGATACCCTCCAGTAAAGGAAACCTTGATATTGCCGATCCCTTCCGGCCAAATCCCCCGGCGTACCAGAATGCCATTCTCCAACTGCACCACGTAATCGGTAGATAGGATCGGAACATCATCAATCTTGACTTCCGTCACAGTCACCGGGTATGTGCGCAGCACAAGGTACGGATCGCCGGATCCGTTATAGACATCGTCCGTGAACGCCCTCTCCTTGAGCGGTCGCCCATATTTGCGTTCGAGCATGGAGCTGGCCCGGTCAATCAGACGCTCCAGCAGCGCATCCTCGGTGGTGTCAGCGGGTTCGATTTTCAGGTAATCCTTCGCCTCCACCAGCGTGAGCAAAGCATATGGTCCCAACGCCATGCAGGAATCACCTACTTTTTCCGGCCAGATTTCTTCTCGACCGAATCCTCCACCTGGCTTTCCAGAGTCTTGCCATCGCCTTTGTCTTCTTCATCCACGACAATGACCATCGGCTCACCGTTCCAGCCGGGCAGCTTCGTCATTTTTTCCATACGTTCCGGGTCAACGCCCATCATCTCGTCGCCCTTCTGGAAAATACGAGAACCCTCATGGATCAAGCAGTTTGCGATGTACTTCCTCGCCATCGTTCACACCTCCCAAATATAAAGAGCGGGAAGGGTGTTATCACCCCTCCCCTCATCCGGATTAATGCTTGAACCCGGTCAGTTTCTTGAACGCGTCGGCGAGTGCCACCTTTCCGTCCACTCGCATATCGGAACGGAACGCCACCTGACCGAACTCAAAGTACCGGTCAGCCGAGCGCTCCAGTCGCATGCCGGTCCGGTCCGCGATGTAGTAGTAGCGTGGATTGCCGAAGATGATGTTGGAACCCATGTCCGTACCGGCTCCGGCCCCGTCAAGGTCGTACTCGGCGAGCGCGTCCGTCTCAAAGACCGGATACCCGAGCAGACGAGCCGGTTCTCCTTCCTGCAGGCCATCCTGCCAAATGTATCGGCCGTTTGCGTCCTTCAGCAAGCGAATGCGCTGAATCGCCTTCGAATTGATGTACCAGACCGCACCGTTCCGGTACTGGCGAGGAAGCGCGTATACAGTCTTGACCAGGCTGTCGGCTTGGTTTTGGTCACTGGTGTTCGCGGCCGCCACCGTGCCGATCGCTGCCTGCGCAATACCGGTCGGCTTGTTGACACCATCACCGGCCACAAACGCCGCGTCCTCGGCCGCCGCGAAGTCCTCCGCAAAAATGTCCGCCAGCAGATCGGCCACATTGATCGCGGAGTCTTCCAGCAACTCGACAGATGCCCGCACCAAGCGGGTGTATTTATGCGGGGTCAGGTTGACGTTCCCGAAGGTCGGGTCAGATTCCTGATATTGCTGGTTCTCGCCCGTCCACGCGCCGGAACCGTTCGCGGAAACCACCGGGATGCTAATCGAATCGCTCGACACTGGGAATGCCCGCGCACCCGAACGGCGAACCACAGTCAGCGCCGCCAGCTTGCGGATTACCTCCGACCGGAATTCTTCAGGAACCAGATACCCGCCTGCGTTTGCGGTACCGCCCGCCAGTGCTTTCCGGTCGATGACTTCCCCGGTTTTCGCCCAATGGATGAACGATTTCATCTCCGGCGACAGTTGATCGCGACCGTGGCGGCTATTGATCCGGGGGGCGTTCGACACATCAAACTGCATTTTCTTTTCCACCAGCCGCTGAATCGGGGTGGAAAAATCGAAACCGGCGGATTTCAGTTCTTCCTGTACCACTTGCTGAACCATGTCCTTCAGTTCATCGTTGACCGCTTTCCCAGTTTCGATGATTTCCTTCGCCAGCCGCTTACCTTCCTCAATGGCCGCAGCCTTCAGATCCTGCTCCTGCTTGAATGCGCGAAGCTGCTCCAGTTCCTTGACATCCGCAATCGGAGCGCAACGCTCGCAATTGCAGGAACGCAGCTCTTCGAACTTCAGTTCATGCAGTTGTTCAGCTTTTTTGTCAGCGAATTTGCACTTCATCTGCAAAGCACCTCCGATTTTCGTGAAATTAAAAAAGCCCCAACCTCTTCGCGACAATCGCGGAGATGTCAGGACTTCCTGTATGGACGTGATGAGCCATTGGCTGTTTCAGCGCCTCCAGCTTCGACTCCAGATCGCGGATTCGCTCTTCCAGAGATTTGGTTGCGGCTTCCACAGCGGCTTTCAATTTGTCCTCGGTGTAGGACTTGACACCGGTTATGCGGGCCAGATCGTTGGCCGGGATGGGAACAAGAGAGACCTCCAGCAGGTCGGCCTTCTTGATCAGCCGGACGATTTTCTCCTGCCCGCCGATTTTCTTCGGCTGATACTCGGCATCCAGCGTCCGGAACCCGATCGACATGCGCTCGATGATCCCCTCTTTCGCCATCGCGTAGTATTCCTTGGCACGTTCCCTAAGGATTTCCGAGTCCTCGTTATCGACCGCAAGCTTGATGGTGATAAACAGGCCCTTTTCGTCCTCCTTCACGCGGCCCACACCGATGCCTTCTCGGGGATTGTGCATGCCGAAGATGGGAACCTTCGTCCGGCCACCGGCGAATGCCCCCGCCATGACGATGTCGAGCTGGCGATCCACGTTTCCGAAGGTCGATGCGTACCCCTCGATGACACCCTTCTCGTCCTTGGATGCCTTGAATTCCACCGAGTAATCCAAATAGACCTTTTCCTCCATTCGCGCCCTCCTTTCCTCCCGTTTTTCCCTACGGCTGGTCTTTGGACCATACAACCGCCACGCTCCCCAGCTTGACGGACCGTAAGGATCTACTCGACCACCGGAAGTATTGTGCAACGGCAATTCGGATGCAACGGCGGGTATTTCACGTCCTCATAGGTGATTTTCAGGCTTTGTTGCTGCCCATTTTCGTCTTTGACGGTCAGCTTGTCCCCAACCTTGAAGAAAACCTGGTCGATGCCGACCACTTTTCCGTCCATTTCCATGCAGAACGGACAAGTGCGGTCGTCTTCGGTCGCAAGCCATTCCACCCGCGTGACATCGGCTGCCTTGAACGCCGCGTGAGCACCCGCATTGGAAGAACGGACCGACTCAGATCGGGCGATCATCTCGGCCCGGTAATCGGTGTAGCTGTTGAACAGCGTCCGGATTTCATCCTTGAGCCGGGCGATTCCCCACCCGGCAAGCTGGGCCTTGATCATCACAGCCTGCAGATCTTCCTGAGTGATGGCGTTGACGTTTTGCGTAAACTTAGGAACGTAGCTCTCCAAAAAAGCGACCACTTCCGGGCTGGTCCCGTCAAATTCCCGGCCAACCAGTTCGGCGGCAATCGAACCGCCTGCAACCAGAATCTTCATGATCTGCTCCAGCGTCAGCGCCGCGAGATCGTCGTACCAATCATTCGCCAACCCGAGAATCTCCCGGTTGATCCGCTGGTATTCCGCCGGGTCGATCGTTTTACTCCCGTCCAGAATAGACAGCACATTCTGTTTTTGGCGCTTAAAATACGCTTGCAAATCCCTCGTGAACTTCGGGATCACCTGATCCTGCAGGCGGAGAATCCGGTCGGCAAATTGCTCCTTATCTGCGGCCAAGGTTTTCAGAAACAAATCCTTCTGCCCGTTGTCTCCCTGGTCGTCCGGATAGCCATTCACGGCATTATCCGTTTCAGCCGCGTTGTCGCCGCTATCGTCCGCCGGATCGGGAGCCGGTGATGCGCTTCTTTGCATCTCAAAAACGAACCTGTCGCCACCCTCTACGGGGTCGAACCCGATCTCCGTCCGGCCCTCATTGAGACGAATCAGACCTCCATTATAGGCAGCGATCACCCGGTTGTATTTCTCATTCACGTCCTCCTGCAATGCATGCACGCCAGACAGATCGAACCGGGCGATCAAGCCCTCGTTAGCGAGCAACTGAGAGGTAATTTTTGATTCAATCCTCCGAAGCGCCGGAATGATGGTTTCGTCCCAAAGATGGCGCTTCGCTTCCGAGTAGTTCGAGTATTTACCGCCGTGACGAATCCCAACCCATGACGGCAGCAAGACCGGGTCCACGCCAAACGCCGCACACAGCCGCGTTTCCGTGAAGGACCGGAGAGCTTCAAACTCCATATCGCGGAAATTAAGCCCCAACTGCTGATAGGTCGTTCCCTTTCCCAATACGGCTGGCTTGTGCTTTCGCTTCCCACGGAAGCGTTGCCACCAGCGGGTCGCAATCCGATCGGCTTCATCGTCCTGCAGCGGCTGGTCGGTCGTCAACAGACCAAACGGAACGGCGGCGTTCTCAAAAAAAGTGGCCGTGAAATCGGTCGCTTCGTTATCGATTCCCAATTCCCGAGCGACCCGCTTAATGGGCGAAAGTCCGTAGTAATCGTCCAGCGGATCCGGGAATTTGAAATGAATGACCTCCCACGACTCGAAGAAAATGCTCTGGCCGTTGACCACATACTCATACCCGGCGATAAATTCCTTTGCGTCCGGTATGATCTTCATCCGATCCGGCCTGAGAGGATACACCTCCACCACCGGACCGTTCGGATTGTCGCCCGCCCGAACCAACTCCCAATAGCAATTTCCCGAGGTATTCAAGAACGTATGCGTCCATTCCCACAGTTCATAGGCCGAAAGATGGGGATTCGGCCGTTGTAAAAGGCGGATCAGCCAATGATTGGGGACCTCCACTTTCCCCCTTCGGGTCGGCTTGTAAACGCGCAACACCGCCTCGGGAGCCGAAGTCGCGATCATCGAGATGCAGGCCGACACAATCGAATTCTTCCTGTACCCCTCATCGGTAAGCTGATCAACGCTAAAATTCGGGTATCGGGGAACGCCCTGCTGCCACACAGGGACCAATCCATAGGCCCTTGAATCCTTTCGAGCCACATCACGCAACGCTTTATCAATGGCCACTTCACTCACCACCTAACTGCATAGCGCAAGAAGATAAGCGCCAAGACAAATGCATGCAATCCCCAGATAGAAAAAGCACCGGTTCCATTCGAGATTGATAAGGAATCCAGCCGCCCGCCATAACGCAAAGCCAACACCGAACAAGAGAATGGCCTGCAAGACCACCGAAACCACCTTCTACACAAAAATCTGCACCCTGCGGTTCATCATCCGAATAAGCGCTTGCGTCATCGCATCGACCTGATCGTCGTACGCGCCGTTGGGAAACACCGCACACTCCTCCATGAAATCGTGGATCCACGGCGTGATACCCGGGGGCGGCAAATACACGTTCCCGGCCTCCACGACCGGCGACACGGCAGCCGCCCGGACGACCTTTCCGCCTTCCGGATTCACGGCCAGCAACCCCGGAATCTTGTGTTGCAGCATTTGAATGACCGCCGGGCCGTTCGCCTTGTCCTCGATGAGCTTGGCATAGGCATTGGGCCACTTGGCGGCCAGCGTTTCGATCGCCCGCATAGTAGCCGGTAGATCCATGCGGTCCCGGACTTGGTCCAGCAAATAAAAATCGCCGCCAACGCGGCCCCATACTTGACCCACCACATAGTCACTGGAATCACCATCTTTGAACGTGCAGTCCCATGATTGCAACATCTCATCAAACCGGTTTGGCAATTCTGTATAGAACCGCCACCAATGCCGTTTAAACAGGCTGCCCTCCTGCGGCGAAGGACGTTGCTGATAGAGAGCCGCCCACGCTTGGGAGCCAACCGCCCGCTTTGTCGCCTCAAGCCATGCCTTGTCGAATCCATGTTCAGGCCAGAGAGGATCACCGGGATTCCGGCCCAGCGGGTCGTATTCTTCCGCTTCAGCCGGGAGAGAAAGAACCGTCCATTGTGCCGCTTCTTCTGCCGTCACATACCCAAGTTCCGGATTCAAAAGACGACCCGCCAGATCATCCTCGTGCCACCGTGTCAGAATGATGATGATGCGACCACCGGGGTGCAGGCGTGTATACAGAGTGTTCCGGTATTCGTTCCAGACCATGTCCCGGTAGGTTTTGCTGTCGGCTTCCTTCCGGTTCTTGATGGGGTCGTCAATCAGCAGCAGATCGGCCCCTTGCCCGGTGATCGGGCCGCCGATGCCCACGGAAATCATGCCGCCCCGGTTCCCTTCGATGTCCCAGTTCACGACAGACGAATTGTCGCGGGCCAGATAGATGCCGAACAGTTCGCGTCCGAATTCCTCCACCTTCTGTCGGTTGGCCCGGCCGAATTTCCGCGCCAGATCTTGGCCATAGGAAACCTCGATCACGCGCCGATGCGGTTTTTTGCCAATGAAAAAAGACGGGAACGTTTCGCTCACCGTCATGGACTTCCCGTGCCGCGGCGGCATGAAAATCATCAGACGGGTAATGTCGCCGCGCTCCACCGCTTCAAGATAGGAGCAAATCAACCGATGGTGCCGGGCCGGACGATACACGCCCCGGTGAACGTACTCGGCATAGAACGAGTAATCAGTCCTCGCTATCTCCCGGATCAATTCCGGCGAGAGCAATTTGTCGACGCCAAAGCTGCTTGACAAGCTCTCGTGATTCCGGGTCTGCAACAATCTGTTGTCGAATGCTGATTTCGTACTCCTCACGGTTCACCACTGTCCCGCTATGCTCAACTTCAGCAGACACCTTGTCCTTTTTGCCCCAGCGATCCGGATACTTGCGCTCCAGATACCACGCAGCTGCCTTCCAGTCTGTTTCTGCCGCTTTGGTGATCAGCTGGATCCTCTTGGCTTCCGCGGCCGCCTCGGCCTTTTTTACAGCCTCGCAAAACTCGCGATATCCCTTTTTGGCTCTTGGTTTTGCCCCCTCTTCAAGCCATCTGTAAAACGTGGAAGGATGGATGCCTGCCAAAGCACAAGCCGTCTCATGATAATTTCCTGCAGCAATTGCCCCGACAATCTTCTGTTGGATTTCGGGTGTCAATTTGGTTCGTCTTGCCATCCACATCACCCAGCTTTCTTATCCATCCAGCCTCACCGCCTTCTGGCCCGTGAATGCTTCCCAGCGCTTAACGATTACATCGCAGTACACCGGATCAAACTCCACCCCAAAACAAATCCGGCCCGCTTGCTCTGCAGCAATCAGAGTAGAGCCGGATCCAAGGAACATATCCAACACAATCTCGCCGGGCTTCGATGAATTCTGGATGGCTTTTGCGACCAATGGGATCGGCTTCATGGTCGGATGGTCCGCATTTTTCGCTGGCTTTTCAAAGCGCCAGATGGTGCTGCTTTCATCCGTCCCCTGATAGACAATCTCAAAATCGGGAACCTTCAGCACCACGGAATTGGTCCCTGACGTGATCGTGAGAAGGTGATCCTTGCCTTGCTTCGAGATCGTCAGGCCGACCGGATACTCAATCACGGTCGACTGCTTTCTCCCGCCGTACCACTTATGGCTGCCGCCCGGCTTCCAACCGTACAGTATCGGTTCGTGCTTCCAGTGGTAATCCTGCCGCCCCATGACTATGGTGTTTTTCACCCAGATCAGGCACTGTTTCAACAGCCATCCTGCATCCACCATAGCTGTACGGAAATTGATTCCTTCCGAATCGGCATGCGCGATATAGATCGCGCCGCCCTCAACAGTCACCTCATACGCATTCCGGAACGCTGCAAGAAGGAACTCGTAGAACTCCCGGTCGCCCATGTTGTCGTTTTTGATTTTCTTCCCGTTGGTCCCTTCGTAATTCACGTTATACGGCGGGTCCGTGAACACCATGTGCGCCTTTTTGCCATTCATCAGCCGGAGAATATCCTCGCGCTTCGTGGAGTCCCCGCAGAGAACATAATGGGCACCCAAGCGCCAGATATCACCGGGCTGGGAGATCGGCTCCTCGATTTCCTCCACGGCTTCATCTGGGTCAAAATTGTCATCCCGGATTTCCTCCTCCACGTGGAATTGCGTTATAAGCTGCTCGATTTCCTCCAGATCAAAACCGGTCAGCTCAATGTCGATGCCGCCGTGGTCCAGCTCTTCCAGCAGCTCCTTCAGCTTGAAATTGTCCCAATCACCCTCGATTTTGTTGAGCGCGATGTTCAGTGCTTTCTCCCGGTCCTCGTCCAGATCAACGACCGATACTTCAATTTCCTCAATGCCAAGCTCGCGAAGGACTTTCAGCCGCTGGTGACCCCCAACAACGTTTCCTGTCCTTTGATTCCAGACGATCGGCTCCACCATGCCAAATTCCTCAATCGAGCGCCGGAGCTTTTCATACTCCGGATCGCCGGGACGCAAATCGAGTCGCGGATTGTACGGAGCCGGGACGAGCTTATCGATGTGCATTTTCTTAATTTCCAAGGATACCAGCTCCTCCCTTCAAACACGCATAAAAAACACGCATACATTTATTGACACGCATTATTTATGCGTGTTACAATCATATCAGAAAGGGGGTACCGGGATTGGGGAAACAGGTTACCGTAAGGGAAGTCCTTAAAAAATTAAAAGAGGAGGGATTCATCAAGTCCCCTACCCACAAGGGCCGCGGCAGTCACCAACGCTACATACATAAAGATGACCCAACCAGATTCGCTGATATAAGTTTTCACAGCAGCGGCCAAGTGATTCCCAAAGGCACCTTGAAAAGCATTGAACGGACATCCGGAGTGAAATTCTAACCCCGGTGTCCTCCCCATACCTCCGAAAAACTCAGCAAAGGAGCGATGAACATGCCTTACAAAAACCACTTCATCTACCCGGTCGTGGTTGAAAAAGCAGAAGACGGCGGGATCGGCATGTATTTCCCCGATTTTCCCGGAACGGCCATCCTCGCGAAAGATTTGATCGATGGGATCAAGCGCGCCAAGGAAATGCTGGCCGACCTCATATTGGAACAGGAAGAACAGGGGATTGAGTTACCGGATCCATCCACCCCTGATCAGATCGAGTTGCTCGATCCCAGTGATCGGATCGTGATGATCGAAGTCTATATGCCGCCCTACCGCGATGAGGACGCGAACAGAGCGGTCACCAAAAACTGCACGTTGCCAAAATGGCTGCGTGATGCGGCTGAGGAGGCCGGTATCAACTTCTCGCAAGTCCTCCAGTACGCGCTCAAAGAACAGCTTGGCCTGATTGACAAGCGTTCCTGACAGGAATGCCCCAACCCCCGAATGATAATGATCGGGGGTTTTTTCTGCTCTGCAAAAGAACAAACGCACGAAAGAACGTTGGATGCGTTCAAACGTGCGTCATAGGTAATGCTGGTTGTTCAAAGGCGGCAGCGAAGTGAACAGCCGCATATTCTCCCGCCGGGCAGTATGATCCACAAAAACCCTGCGTGGAGCGCCGTATTTTCGGACCATCTCGCGACGATTCATTCCGTGAACCGTCTCGCAGTGGTGATTGGTCAGCGTTTCACATATCCAATCACAATTTGGAAACGGACATCTGTACAAAACATCACCCCCTAAAAAATTACCGCCCGAAAACCGAACGGCCATAGGGGATATGCGTCGCTGATACCATATTAACACCTTGAAGCGTGCCAAAAATCCAATAAAACTCTAATAAAAGTCTAATACACCCGCCAGAGAAATAAGAAGTTTGTCCATCGTCTGGTTGCGAATCACAAATATATTCTTCTCGGAGTACCCCATCAGTTCAGCAGTCTTTTTGACTGAACAGCCGTCAAAATAGCGATACCGGACAAACTGCTGCTCCATTTCGGCCAATTCCCCAACAGCATCATCGATAGAGTCTACAATGAGCTGGAACCGTCTGATTTGTTCATGGAGATCCAGCGCCCGCTTTGATTCAATTCGATCAATTGCGTATTTCTCAGTGGTCGAAGAAATCACGAACGTCCCGGATGACCCTTCCCGCATCTCGTAGTTTGCAGTCATGGAAGGCATAATATAGTCAAGCTGCTTCTGCAGGTTTCGGATTCCGGATTTGTACATCCGATAGTGCCGTAAATGCGTCTCGATACTCCGGATTTGCTGCTTTTTATGTCTGTTCACCATTCGCAACCTCACCTCGTTCTGGCCGGTATATGGCAAAGCGGGAGCCGCAAAGCTCCCGTTTGTCTGTTCGTTAATCGGTTCGCATCTCGGACACTGACACAATCCTGCCAAGCCCCGGCTGCGCTTTCCTCAGCTCGTTGCCTTTATGCCATGCCTCTCGTACACCCAGAGCCTTAACCACCTCTTGAATCCCCGTGTCGAACTTAACTCGCCATCTCCGCATCCGGATTTCACCTCCATTTGTGTGCTTCTGGACCAATTACTCCACCCCGATTTCCGCCAGTATCTTTTCGCATTCGGCTTGGTCTAGCTCCGTGATCCGCTTTTCGACCCCGAGAATCTGCTGAACCAGTAGCCTGATTTCCTTGCCCTTGAACCGATGGAACGACAGAGCCTTGATGACTTCCATCCGCAAATCATTGACTCGAGCAGTCATCGCCTTTGCACTTCCTCCGCCAGCTTCCGAACCTCGGCCATGATCTTTTCCCGCATTTTCGGTCCGATCCCCTTGGTTCGGTTCAATGCCATTTCCCAAAAGTCGCACGCCTGGTGAAAGCCCTTGGCGTATGCTTCTTCCCGCAACCGTTCCATCTTCTTCTGCAATCCCATCGCAACCCTACCCCCTATGAGAGCAACCGCCAACCTTTCCGGATTCTCGCTTTCAGCTCGTACCGCCTTAACGGCTCGTAGAGATACACGTCGAACCCGTGTTCTTTTCTCCTGAGCAAGTACCACCTCGTTTTTGCCATGAAACCACCGCCCCCAGGTAATCTAAAACGATTCCCCGGTTCGGTTCCACGCGGTCGCACGAAAGACGGATCTCCTGATACGGAATGCTCTGGCGGCCCCCTCGCATCCGGCCAACCCACCATTTCTCGAATTCCCTCAGCGGCATGGCATAAACCTCATGGAGCACCGAGAATTCGATCAGCAGGAACGCAACACCGCCGTTATCTTGCCAACGCCGCAGGAAATCAACCTGATGCGGTTCCACCAGATCCAGCTCGAACCTTGTCCGCTCCCGCGTCGATTTCGCGTCAAACGCGATCGGGCGGCCGTTGAACACGCCGACAAAATCCACGGTCGACTTTTTCTCCGGAAAGGCCGACACGATCTGTTTGCCGCGCCGGATGACCTTCCACGGTGTCGGGACTTTTTGGATGATAGCCCAGCCCTTCGACAGGTACTGCGCGTTTGCAAATTCGATGAGTTGCTCAAAGGCCATTCCTCTGTTTGCGTAGGTCATTCCTTCAGTTTTCCCTCCTGCGACGGTACCTGACAACCCAGCCGAGCATCGCCCGCCGGATCTCGACCTCGTGGTACTGCCGAACGAGATCGTCGGCGATCGCCACTGCTTGGCTTCTGAGCGGCACTGGCAGTGTGGTGTACCAGCCAAATTCGTCGATCGGCACCACATATCCCATCTTCTCAGCCGCTCCTGCGAAACCGTCCCGCCGCCGGACAAGTCGCGAAGTGAGAAATACGCCCGGTCACGATGTACCCGTTGATTTCGCCGCCCCGATAGTGTCGGCCCCATAACACGCTGCCGCCTTCCGTGACTATGCAGGTGTCCGGTTCAAGCGTCCCCACTTCCACTGACACATTTTCCAGGTTTACTGGCATGTATCTTCCGTTCTTGGTCTGGATCCACCGGATTTTCGTTCCACAAGCCCGACATTTCGACATCTGTCAAACCTCCTTCTCATATCCGCAGGTCTTGCAAGTCCGAATGAATACGTGGTTTTCAATCCTGAGCCGGAAACTGCCGTGCCCACACTGGCTGCAAGTTCCCGGACGTTCTTCCGCGCGTCCATTTCCGGTTCGAACTGAGCCGAATCCCAAATGCTTCCGCCGCCCGGTCCGTTTCCCTGCCATCTTCCCACCACGTCCCTGAGTCAAACCGACAACATGAACACCGCCAACAGGTAACACAGGGCCAGACATCCCGCCGCCGTCCAGCGCCTGCCGCTTTCCCAAAAGACCAACGTCATGAAGACGGACACCAGCATCAAAATTCCAAAAATCAGGCTCCATAGCACCGTGATCCCCCCAATTCACGGATGAAAGGCAGCAATTCCGGCGATTGATAGATGTCACCGATGATTTCAACGTCCGTTTTTTGGGCGACTTCTCCAAGCAAGGTACTTCGAACCCAAAACGCGCCGTCCGAAAAATACACATCCGTGATGACCTCAATATCGAACGCGGCATACCGGACAATGTCACCGGCGCATATTTCTT